AATATGGGGAGCCCCTATTATAAAAGATGGAGATAATCAATATCTGTGTAGAAATGGATATGCTGTAAATTATTCATATAAAACAAAAACACCAATTTATGTTGTAGAACATATAACAAAAACTAATTTAATTGGGACAATAAAACGGCAAAATAATTTTCATGAAGATATAGAAATTCCTTATAATTATAGATCAAAATTATCAGATTATTCTGGAACAGTTTATGATAGAGGTCACCTTGCCCCAGCAGCAGATTTTGAATATTCCAAAGATGCTATGGATGAATCATTTTTAATGACAAATATGATGCCACAAAATAAAACACTAAATCGTGGAACATGGGCATATCTTGAAAGTTATGTTAGAGATTTAGCTCATTTAGATGATGTTTATGTAATAACAGGAACTATCTATAATAAAGGATATAAAACTATTGGGGAAGGTGTTGGAATTCCAGATAGCATTTATAAAGTCGTTATCCAGCCAAGTATAAATAAAATCGTAGTCTATAAATTTCCAAATACAGGTATTAATCTTAAAGATTTTAGAAAATATTTGGTTAGTGTTAAATCTATAGAAAAAACAACTGGATTGAATATTTCGCCTTTGATACCAAAAAATCTTGTCGATTTGGAAAATTAAAATATATCAGGGACGGATATAAAAGCGAGGATTAAAAACCCTCGCTCCAAGGATGGATCTACATCATACCATTCATACCAATATCAACATTATCCTCTGGGATAATACCAACCATAACTTCAGTAGTTAACAATAAACCAGCAATAGATGCTGCATTCAATAGCGCAGTTTTTGTTACTTTCGCTGGGTCAATAATACCAAATTCAAACATATCGCCATATTCGCCAGTCGCTGCATTATAACCATAATTACCACATTCTGATTTAACTTTGTTTAATACAACAGAAGCTTCTTCACCAGCATTACTAACAATAGTTCTTAATGGTTCTTCAATTGCTCTGCGGATGATAGCAATACCAACATTTTGATCTTGATTAGCACCTTGTAAAAATTCTAGGGCAGGAAGAGCTCTAATTAAAGCAGTACCACCACCAGCAACAATACCATCCTGAACAGCTGCACGAGTAGCATAAAGAGCATCTTCAACACGATCTTTCTTTTCTTTTAATTCAAGTTCAGTTGCTGCACCAACTCGAATTACTGCTACACCGCCAGCTAATTTTGCTAATCTTTCTTTTAATTTTTCGCGATCAAAATCAGAAGTAGATTCATCAACTTGTGCTCTTAATAAAGCAACTCTTTCTGAAATTTTATCTTCATCTCCAGAACCATCAATAATCGTTGTAGTATCTTTTGTGATAGTGATACGTTTCGCGGTTCCTAATTGTTCAACCGTTGCTTTATCTAAATTTAAACCGATATCTTCAGTTAATACAGTTGCACCTGTTAAAATTGCAATATCTTCTAAAATTGCTTTTCTTCTATCACCAAATCCAGGAGCTTTTACTGCAGCAACTTTAACAACACCTCGCATATTATTAACGACTAATGTTCCTAGAGCTTCTCCTTCGATATCTTCTGCAACGATTACTAAAGAACGACCTTGTTTTGCAACATTTTCTAGAACAGGTAATAATTCGCGAATATTTGAAATTTTCTTGTCTGTTAGAAGAATATAAGGATTATCTAATTCAGCAGTCATTGTATCTTGCTTATTAGAAAAGTATGGTGATAAATAACCTCTATCAAATTGCATACCTTCTACAACAGTTAATTCATGATGAAAACCAGTACCATCTTCAACGGTGATAACACCCTCTTGACCAACTTTATCCATCGCCTCTGCAATAATATATCCGATCAATTCATCAGAGTTTGCAGAAATTGTACCTACTTGTGCAATAGATTGTGTATCAGTACAAGGAATGGCTGATTCTTGAATAGCTTCGATTGCTGCAGCAACAGCTAAATCGATACCACGTTTAATGTCCATAGGATTAAATCCAGCAGTAACTGATTTCAAACCCTCATTGACAATAGATTGAGCTAATACAGTTGCAGTTGTAGTTCCATCACCAGCAACATCTGCTGTTTTTGATGCTACTTCCTGGACAATTTTTGCCCCCATATTTTGGAATTTTCCTTCCAATTCAATTTCTTTAGCTACAGAAACACCATCTTTAGTAATTGTTGGAGCACCAAATCCTTTATCTAAGATAACATTTCTACCTTTTGGTCCCAATGTAACTTTTACAGCATCCGCTAATACATTAACACCCTCAGCCATTAATACACGTGCATCGTTTCCAAATTTTACTTCTTTTGCCATTTTTATTTCCTCTTAAAGTTTAACTAATGTTACAACTTACTTCCAAATCTCTTTTGACAATTTGGAGATTAAATTACTTCCAATTCTTCAGCTTCTAGAATTGCTACAATATCTTCTTCTAAAACAATAAAAAGTTCATTTTTTACTTTTTTTGCTTTAGACCAATCAAGAATTACTGTTTGACCAAGTTTAACTTCTTCAACTTGTTTTCCAAGTCCCATAACTTTTGCATAGGTACTTTCTTCAGTATCAACACCCTGAATCAATCCAGAATATTCTTGTTTTTGTTTTAAAATCAAAACATTTTTATTTAAAACTATCATTTTATTTCCTTTCTTTAATTGAAAAACTTTATCTCTTTATAGACAATAAAACCCTTTAGGCAACAAGCCTGTAACTATTTAGTGTTATTTTCCATATAAAATTTGTAGAACATCAAAACAAATATCATCGACTGGATGATGTTTGACAACTACATTTTTATCCCATATTCCAGGGTATTTTTCTGGATCAATTTCAGCATAACCTCTAGCCCCAGTTTCTGTGTTAAAATCAACAAATGTTCTAACATCTCTATAATTCCAAAATGGAAATAATCTTTCAATTCTCATAGCATTAAATAAAGAATCTATTGCTACTTGATCAATTGAACCTCGAACCCATACAATATCTTTGTCAGGTTTTTTTGATTGCTCTGTTTTATATTTCTTAAGAATAATTGCAGCTTCAAGAGCAGTTAGATCAGATTTTTTTGGAGTAAAAGAAGCGTCTCTTGCAATATCAGATTGTATTTTCCACCACTCTAATGTATCTTTATTTAAAGTTCTTTTGTAATTATCAATCTGATCTTTAGCAGATAATTTTACAAATATTGAATCTCTATATAAAGATTCCCATGTGTGATCGTCTCGAGTTTCGTCAAAATACACAAGAGCAACAGAAAGAATGACAGTTGTACTTTCAACCGATAAACTTTCAATATCCAGACAGAACATAATTAATTCCTTGTTGCTATTTGGTGTTGAAGCACTAAATTTGATTTAAAATTCTTTTCGCTTTCTTCAATTAATAACATTATTAATGTATCAGACACTTTCAATAAATCATCTTTATCTAATTCTGTCTGATTCTTCTTAGTTTTTAATTGAAGATATTTTAAATATAATGATTTTACATTTCTATTAAGATAATTTTTTTTCACAATAATTCCTCTAATGTGTTTGCAATATCTTTATCAAATCTGACACAAGAAAAAATTGGCAAAAATAAAGATTTTTTGTCAGAATTTTTATTTCCGATAATTTCGTTATATTTCACCTCAATAATTTTACCAACATAAGATTCTGGATCATCTCTTTCACCATTTAAGTGTTTAAATCCAGAACCAACTTTTACTTGTAGTAAACCATCAGAAGTTTCACAAATTAGACAACCTAACATACTTTCAAATTGAGAACCAACTGTTCCCATATCATAACCAATTACTCTTAAATCAGCAGTTGATTCATTTTTTAATTTTAAATAATCGTTGCTGCGTTTAGAAGACCAAGTTGCATTAGGGTTTTTAAGAATACATCCTTCTAGACCTTTAGCAAGATTTTCATTATATTGTTCAAATGCTTTATCTTTCGAATAAACAATTTTTGACTCAACGATTTTAATTCTATTAGTATTTTCTCCAACAACCTGTTGTAATTGAAAAAATCTATCAGAATATTTAATTGGACATTCTCCTTTAAGAAAGTCCTCATAAGGAATAATATCCCAAGCAACTAAATTCAATAATTCTGACTCTTCTTTAGAAATTGTTCCTTTAATAGCTTTATTAATTATACCAGAAGATGTTTTTCTATCAAGATCTTTTCCATCTTTTGAACACATTAATTCACCATCAAGAATGAAATGTTCTTGATTATCTACTGTAATATCTTCAAATGGTGTAATATCAATAGTTGAACCATTTCTAGTTGTAACAGAAATTACGTTACCTTGATCGAATTCAAAATTGATTCGACTTGAATCCTGTTTAGTTTGAATTATTTGACCAATAGACCAAACAACTTTCTTTTCAGTTTTCTCATTAAATTTATTACAAAGAAGAACAGGATAGTCTGGGATAAGTTTTGGCCAAACTTTATTGGCTAAAGATGCTCCTGTACCACATTTTAAATCGCGTTCAAGAACTCTATATAAAACTTCTCTATCATCTGTCTCAAGTAATGTCAATAATCCGCCAATATATTCTATAGCTTTATTGCCAGTAAATTTTCTAGATGCTATATTAGTTACTAACAAATCTAAAGCTAACGATAACTCAATTCTTTTTCCAGTTTCAAACGTCAAAGTTGGACGTTTTTTAATCCAGAATCGAATCTGAGTCGAATACGCTAAACGAAATACATCTTTTAGGGTTTCATTATCAAAATTCAGTTTGAGGAATTCAAGTTTTTGATTTGTAGAACCAGTTGTTGCCAAACGGTCTAATTTTTGCAATATACTCATGCTACACCCTTATCAGGTGGATATCCAACTGGATTGTTTGCATCTTCATCGGCAAGAAAAAGAATATAATCTTCTTCTTCTATAAGAGTGACAATTTCAAAACGATTAAATCCACATTGAATATAAATTGGTTTGTTCATTGACGAAGGTAATTCCTTGATCAATTGTTTGAGAGTTGGTGATGTCATAATTTTTTAAATGTTCTTCCACGTGTTGAAAAATTCATAGGTTTTTTAAATATAATCTCTTCAGTTTCGCCATTTTTAATATAACCAAAACATTTATATTTGTCATCTGACAATAAGTATGTGTGTAATATTCCAGAAGAAAACGATTTTGTAGTTTCTTGCATTTTTAACATAATATATCCCAAATTCAAAGTATAATATATTGTACTAAATTAGACGAAATATATCAAGCACTTTTTTTCCAATCAACAGAAACAATTAAAGATTTTTTATTATCATATTGAACAACTGCTATTGTTTTATTATCTTCAGATAAATATGTTGTGACATCATTAATAGAAAAATGTTTTCCTTTCCAATTTAATGCAGTTAGTTCTTCGTATAAATCCCATGTATTATATTTTTCAGAAACAAACATATTATTCTCCTATAAATCTTGGTCAAACCATTTTGTAAATTGGATTGTAGTTTCTTCTTGATGTCCATCTTCTGTAATCATTTCTGGAATATAAACTGAAATGCCAACAATATCAGGACCAAATTCTAATAACTCAACATTTACATCAAATTCTGCATTATATTTTTTTAATAAATTACTGAAATCTTTTCTAAAGTTTTCTTCTGTTGTCATAGGCATTAATCCTTAAATTAAGATAGATGCATCTTCCATGTAGTATTCTCTTTCTTTCCCTTCTGGAAGATCATCAAGGTAAAGGCTGGAAAATTTATTTCCTGACGTTATTTCTTTGTAATTATCCTGAAGAAATTTACTTACAAATCCTGGATAATCAAGCAGAACAGATTTGTCTGTTTTATAATAGTATTCAACACACCGTTCTATTCTTGCTGATTCCGTTTCTATAGAATCTGTATTTCTTTCTTTCTTTTGGTTTGTAAGAGAAGCTATAGCAAGAATTTTAAATGCTGCTTCCATGCCTTCTTGAATTGATTTTGTTTTCATGATAATTCCATATTATATAGTTAAAGAGTATAATATGATTATACTCTTGTTTAAATTAAAAATCAAGCACTGATAAGCTTATGCAGCCATATCAAGTAATGTTTTCTGAGTTTGTAATTTAATTTTCTCAGCAGTACCGTAGAAAGAATGCCAAAATTTTGCACTTTCAGTTTTCGATTTTATATTATTACTAAAATAATCTGTCACACCTTGAAGAGTGTTGTATAGAGTTCCTTGACCGAAATTTGAACCATTACCATATTTGTAAAGTTGCATAATATCATTAACTTTTTTAACTGTAGTTCCATGTTGATCTTCTGCAGAAACATCTTTGTTGTAAAATATTTCATTATAAATCTTACGAACATCAGAATCGGAAACAGTTACTGAAGCCAATTTACGCATATTCTCCATAAATTTTTCTTGAGATTCTTCAATTAAACCCAAATTTAATTTTGCACGATTTACATTAAATTCAGTAGAATGTGGAACCTTGACCATATTAGCTGATTTCTCGTCAATAGCCATAGTTAAGGTATTTGAACAAACTGTTCTAACAGAAGTTGTTTTAGCAGTTGTAGCCATCGAACCATCTAATGAAGTTGCCAATAAAAGATATCCAGTGATTTTATCTCCTTTAATTATTTCAATATCGTTTAGTTTGGCTGTAGCGAAGAATCGTTTACCGCCAAATAAAGAACCACATGATGACATCTCCATACCATTTTTATCTAAAAGATCAGCAAAAAAGTCCACAACTTCGCTTGGTTGAACGATTTTATAAGAATCGCTCACTACTGATAAAGGTGCGTTATTATCGCTGCGAAACAGTGCCATTTTATCAGGAAAGACTGTTGGAATATCATCGCGGTTGTTGAATAAAATAGGACTAGATACAGCTTCCCATTCTAAACCTGCTTCGCGTTTCCATTCAGTTAGGGGTGCATGTAAAGGAAGGACATTACCTTCTCCATGCCAAACACTTCCATGTTCAGCAACATAAGCATAATTCACACGGTCGTTAGAGTAGTCAAGATTTGCAGCCATAATATATTCTCCTTAAGAGGTTTTAAATTAATTTCAAAGTATGACTTATTATACTAAATCTGATGGAAAGTGTCAAGCACTTTACTTATTAAATATTTGAATTAAATTTATTCCTGAAATGACATAATCATAATTGCCAGAACCTTGTGTTGCAAGACCCACACCAGCAAACAATTCTAAATGTCTATTAAACATAACTGTTCCTTGTATGACCGTTCCAGAAACATTAGATCTTCCATCATAGAAATCTAAATTCAATTTTAATCGTTTCGGCCAAAGGATTGCTTCCATACCATACATCATACCCCAATATGAAGTCGTTGTTGTCAATGCTTGATTGGCATAATATGTTCCCATATGATATGCTAATCTATCTTTAATAAATTCATAATCATTATCAATAAAATAAAATTCGTGTAATGTAGAGGCATTAATTTTATTTGGATCCAAACTTTTTGACATTGGAAAAACTAATCCAGTTTGGGTTCCAAATGTTGTGGAAGAATTATTAAGAACTTCAGAAAAATAATTACAAGCAGAACCGCAATCTAAATTATCAAAAACATAATTATGTTTAAAAGTTTTATTGATGTTTATATAAGTATCATTTTCAAAATTTTGAGCTTGTTGGAGGTTTCCTGAATATTCATTTATATTCTGAGAAATTATTCCAAAATCCCATCCATGTGTTGAATAGTTTATAGATGGGTTGCCATATTGAGTTTGGTTATATTGATAAGAATCTTGTTCATAATTTATGACTAATCTATTTTTATCTTCGTCATTGTCTTCAATAGATAAAGTATTTGTAACAGGTCTAGATATTTTATGTCCGCCTTCAGCAAAAACTGTATTTGATAACAATAATAATATTAAAATTAGATATTTCATAATTTTTCTAAATTTCTTATATATCTTGTCATGTCATGATTAACAAAAAAATTTACTTCCCCTTTAGACAATCCAACAAAAAACCCTTTAATTCTGTCTTTGGCTATTTGTAGAGCTGTCATATTTGCAATATTTCCATCATGATCAAAATACATTAAAATTCCATGATGCCAATATGGGTATACTGGATTCCTTGTTATAATATCAGCATTATTAACCCATCTTACATGTAAAATGTTTAAAGAATTTAATGATTGAACATATTCTTTGTCTCCAACTTTCGGACTGCCGAATGTGTACAATAAAGGTTTTGGTAATTCTTTAAATCTGTGACATCGAATTGCTATGATTGTTGCCATAGCAGCACCTAAACTGTGACCAGTTAACCAAACACGTCTACTAGGCGCATATTTTAAAAATAAATCTCCAAGATCTCCCCAGATATTGTTTACCTTTTCTTTAAATCCAGCATGAACGTGTCCAATACCATAATTACTTGGTACCAATGCAAATTTAATATCAGAAATTATATCTGCAAGTTTTGTTGGTCTAGTTCCTCTACAAACGACAATTACATCAGTATCATTATACAAAAAATATGCTTGACTGTTATTTTTGTTTATGCAAATACTTTTATAGCCAAATTTTTCAAAAGATTGATTGTCATTATATGCAAGATTTGAAAGTTTAGCAAATAATAATGATATTGATGCAGTCGATTTATGTTCTAACATCATTTAATACCATGAGTATCTTTCCCTTTAAGAGATTTTCTTAAAGTTTTAAACCAAAGTTTTTTCTCTTTCACTGTATCGTGTTCTATACACGCTTTGTACATATTTTTAATAATTTTTTTAAGTTTCATTTATCAATCCCAATGGTGCTGAAAATATTTTCCAAAAAGTCTAAACCCATTATCAATACGTTTTTGATATTCTTTCATACCATCATAATCGCATTTATATGTATCTTTTGGACCTCGTATAATTTGACTTAAACCATTTTCACCTTTTATTATATCTAAGTCATGTTCACCAGTTCTAAACTGGTCTTCCCAATCAGTAATTAAAGATTGAAAAGCAAATATTTCTTCATCAAGAACCCATTCCCATCGTTTATGGAAATTTTCGTCAGTATCCCATTCACATTCGACTCTTGGAGCGTTCATTGATTTTAAATGGTAAGGAACATCTTCATCATCAACAAAAGGGGATCCTTGTTTACCCTCTTTCAATTGTTTTAACATCGGTAGGATAATAGGAGCTAACGTCGTGTCCATAGACCAAACATCCCAAGGATCAATTTTTATATAATTAATTCTTGGGTGAATAAAATCTAGAAAATTCTGATTCCATTCACAAATAGTTTGTAACCATTTTGGTGGATCTTTGTCGTATATATCATAACCCTTTCTCCAGAAGAAAAACTTCTCTAAAATAACATAGGGCGACAGCCAATGATTTCTAAAATTTGAAGTATATATTTTCATTTTTTAATTAAGTTCTCTTTAAAGATTTTCCAACAATTTTCCCATGTCCATCTACTGCTATTTTCGTAAACTTTATTTCTATCTAAATATAAACAAGCTTGTACAGCATCTTCAAGATTTTCATTCATAAAACCTGTAACACCTTGTTCTAAAATATCAATCGGTCCTGGAACAGGATAAGCAGCAACGGGTGTTCCTACACTTAGACTTTCGATGATAACGATACCAAATGTATCAGTCTTGCTCGTAAATACAAAAACATCAGCTTCGTTAAAATATGATGCTAATTCTGATCCAGTTTTCTTTCCGACAAATGTAATATCTGGATATTTCTTTTTCAATTCATTAAGATAAGGACCATCACCTACAATTATCTTATCAACACGATAATCGTTTAACTGTAGTTCGCAAAAATCGTCAAGCCCTTTTTCTTTACTTACTCTACCAACGCTTAATAGTGTGATTGGTTTTCTAAATGTTCTATCAGTTCTTTTAAAAATAGTTCTATCAACCCCTCGTGTCCATGGGATTATATCACCATCAAAACCGTGCGATTTTAGATCATCAACCATTGTTTGTGTGGTTGTAAGAACCTTTCCGGAATGTTTATGGAACCACCTAACATATGAATATGTAATTGATTCTGGAATATTATATAACTCTTTAAGAAACTCTGGGAATTTTGTATGGTATGCGGTCGATTTGTTTAACTTATCAAGTGATGAATAAGCATCTTCTATATCAAGAAATGAAACGTGGTTTTGGTGATAATTTGATTCGTGATAATACCACCAAATCCCCCATGATTTTGTTTGAGGATAATACCAAATTATCCCATTTTCATCCATTTTTGAAATTATTCTATGCTGTGCCATCACTATTCACCTTTGTTACAAAAATATCAAGTTTTTTATCATCAGACCAATTTTTACAATAATTATTATCTTTATCACAAATATTTAATAATTCTTCTTTTGATACTACTCTATGCGATACAATAGTTTCACCTAAATCTTTTTGAGAAAACTCTGAAGCTTCTTCCATAACTACAGTATCTAATGCCAATTCAGATTTACCTTTAGGAACTTCTACCATATATCTCATTCTATATTGTTGTATACATTCTACTAATACGAATTCAGTTTCTTCTTTTTCAACTCTTTTCAATGTAAAACTTCCATCACTATTATCGATAAACTCTACAATATTATTTTCTGATAATTCAGCTTTAATTAAAATATCTTCTGGTAAATCGATATATAAATCACCGTTTATATCTTCTTTAATTGTTGTAATTGTCATAATGTATTTCCATGTATATCAGTTTTTCTACCGCCAGTTTGAATAGATCCACCACTATAAGATGATTCTCTAGGAGTAAATTGAGGTGGTGAGTTATTAGACGAAACTTCATATGTCCATTCTACAACAGCATTATCTTTAGTAACAGTTATTTCAGCATTATCAGGAAGAATTACTTTCTCCTTAACATAATTTCTTATTGCACATTGTACATCTTCTCGTGTTAATATCAATTTCATAATCAAATCCTAATGTGGTTTGTCAAATATAAGGTCTAAAATCTCTTGGAATATATGAAATGAGTAACCGACTACTGCATAAACTACATTGTTTTCGATATGAAAATGGTTATCCATAATTACAAATACACCAATCCAACTTATACAAAATATTATACATTTCATTTTTCATCCTATAATTAAAAATATAGTTTATTATACTATATTCGTATCAAAATATCAAGCACTTTATTCAGGAAAATTATCAGAATTGCACATTGATGGGTTTTTTGAAAATGAAGAACATGGATTTTCTGAAGCCACTTCTATTTGTATGTAAACAAAAATTAAAATTCCAAGAATTATAATTGCCAATGTTCTCATAATACCACCTCTGTTAAAAAATTAAAGTTCTACATAATACAATTTAAAATTAATGAATGATTGCTCGTGTCTATATCCTCTTGGGTTACACAAAATTCTTGTATCGCCAACCATATAATCCCAATTGTTGTGAGTGTGTCCTGCTATCCACAATTTTATTTGTGGTCTATTTTCTATAAATTCAGTTAAATCTGAACAATATCCACCATTCATTAATTCGTCATCTTTAAATTCATCTGCGATACTTAATGGACTTGGTTGGTGGTGAGTAACAACAACTATTTTATTATCTGGTTTTGTTGCATCATTAAGAAACCATAAAGTATTGTTATGTTCTTCAATAGCATGATTTGGGGTAAATTTTCTGCCGTTTTTTTGGATAAGTCTAAAATCTCCCATATATCGTTTTATAATTTCTTTTGACGATTCACAATTATCATTCATATCTGTCCACAAAGTAGCACCAACAAATTTAACACCATCAATAATAATACTTTCTTTTTCTAATATATGAAGGTTTTTAATATACTTTAATTTGTTTTTAATATTTGGAATTGTTTTATCAAAATCAGAATGATATGATTCATGATTTCCGGCTACAAAAATGACATGTTTGAATAATTTTGAACATTGTGAGAAAAAATTGTGGATTCTAAATGAGCGAATATTATTAATCAATTCAAAATCATCAGAATAATCTATATTCTGATCTTTAAGATCATTTGCTACAAAGATATCTCCAGCAAGAACTAAAATGTCTGCCCCATTTGTATTGTTTATTTCTATGCCACTCGACTCCAAATGGAGGTCGGACATATACGCAATTTTCATCCAAAATTCCTATTAATTAAATTTTTTCCTATTATTATATCCCTATCGGATAAAATATTTCCGTATACTGTACTAAAAAATTCATCATCTTTAACCATTTTTAATAATTGGTCTTTTGTAAAATCCAATTCTATATTCTTTTTCATATGAGAAAATTTGTATGATAATTCTGTATTATATTCAACTGTTGTATCATCAAATTGTATTAAATTTAGTTTCCATCGACTATTAAACATGTTCAATTATTTCAATTGTAGATATTTCTTTTACTGTAATTTCTGATTCTTTTAACACAACACAATCTTCTTTATTGACCCATCGGATTCCATCACATTTTACATTATAAACTCCTTCATGGATAATTTGATATCCAGAATCTTCAGTTATTCTAAAATCTACAGAAGCCCAATATATTTCATCAATGTGATTTGCATACCAATATGTTGGAAGTTTTGCTTTAATGATTTGAATTTGATACCCTTTCATCCGACCCTCGTCAATTTACTATCTGGTAGTATTATAAAATTGGTGTTATTAAATCTGATAATTCTCTATCGATTGCATCGATCTCTTTTTGTATGTTATACTTTTCTTCTTTGATATATAACATTTCAATATCAAGTTCCGTCATCAATGCTTCGAGTTTGAACTTTTCAACCAATAATTTGCGTTCCGTCATCTTCCTTTCCTAAATTTATATTCAGATTCTAAAATCGCATATACAATTAGGGGTGATAATAAAAATGCTACTGTTAAAATACAAAGTTGTAGAGCTTTTGTAACAATCCAATCTATCATAATATGACCCCTAAACGAAACTATTTATATAAATGCTGGCGTTTCTCTATTTTTCCATTTATGTAAATGAATTTTTCCCTCGCGAACATATTTTTGATAACTTGCTATTGAATTATTTTTAATGATATATTGTGGAGGCATTGCAGGAGTTGGTTCTGTAAATTCTTTTTGTTTAATATTTTTAGGAACATTGGTATACAACATATCAACAAGACCAATCTGTTCACATTTATGAACCTTACCATATCTGTAAGTATATTCTTTACATAATTCAGATAATAATTCAACTAACCACATATAATTAGATGCTGATTCTCTAGCCCAAATAGCACTGGGATGGTTTATGTGAGTTGCTTTGTAAAGTAAACTATCCAATTTTGGATCATCAAGTTTCCAGCGTTTGATTCTACGACCAGAAGAAGAATCGATATATTCTACACCATCTAATGCTCGATGAGCTATAGATAGTAATTGTACGCTTTCTAATAGTTGTTTAATAACATGTTTATCACAATGTTCTTTAGCACAAAGTTTTGGATTAAGATTAGTATAAAAAATATTCAAGATCGTGTACCCATTTTAAATTAGTGTCAAATATATCTTCTTCAGTTAAAATTGTAAAATTTTCATGTTGTTTTAACGCAGCATCAAATTTTAATGAATTTATTTTATTGTCAAGAAGCGTGGTAGGTTTTATTTCAATTATAACATTATAATCCGGTAAATAAAAGTCTGGATAATAAAATTTTTTCTTTCCGTTAAATTCATATAATACTCTAAATTCTTTTGTTTCTGCCGATTCAATTTTTATATTATATTCTAAACAGGTTTTTATAAATTGTTTTTCATACGATGATCTAAAATAATGACCATTAAGATAACCTGATTTATATCC